GGAAGTAGATGTGCCGCCACCGCCTACGATCTGCTCCCATGCCTTTCTGTCTTCAAGAGCACCATTTACAATAGTATCCCATCCTTCTCTTAAGTCCTTAATATCAGAAGAGGTGATGCCTCCCTCTTTACCCATAGCTGCAGAAAAGGAGTCATACCATTTTCTTAATTCATCTTCATATCCCTTTGAGAACATTTGAGTGAATATAGCCTTTCGCATGTACTCTCCAAAATTATCTGCAAAGTCTTTTGACGAAGCATCCATATCCATAAGAGTATCTATGAAGCTGTCAAACAGGCTATCGAATGATGTTTGAGTCAATTGCTCTTGAACGGCCTTTTGAATGTCTTCTATTCTCTCTTCACCTTCAATAATCTTATTGAGGTAGTTTTGAACATCTCCATCCAACTTAGACCAAAAGCCGGGAGCTTCCTCTTTTAATTTTTCAAGCTGCTCAGCCGTCAGATCAAAGAGACCAGTAAGCCGGCCACCAATTGCGTCTGGATTCTGACCTATTGACTTGGCAAACTCATCCCACTGATCCCATAATTCCTGACTCATGCTATTTCTAATACGAACACCAATAGAGTGAGAACCAGTAGATGCACCAGAATTAAGCCTTTCTTTCCCTAATAGCTTATAAGACTCAATGCTCTTTTTTGCTATTTCAATAGCTTCCTCTCCGGCTTTAGCGGCTTCGGGACCATAGGACATATCTATGTATTCTTTCTTTTTATCTATCAACTCATCCCATATGTCATTTAACTTATTATATTCTTCCACCATCTCATTATAGTCGGAATAATCGGCCCCACCGATATTAAATTTACCCAGAGTCAATACATTTGCAAAACCGCCCCAAGCTTTCTCTGCTACATGACCTAATGATTTTACAATACCTCCAGCAAACCCTACAACTCCTTTTTCTCCAATTTGATCTATAATACTTAATATAGCCCCAATAATTCCCCCAATTTTACTTCCTGATTCTGCAAAAGCATCAACTAAATTACCAACAATATTCCCTACTTCTGATAAGCTTGCTGATCCATCACTTAATCTAGTCATTGCATCAGCAACTGCATTTATATTAGATATAGCCTTATCCCTAGACTTTTCTGCATTGACCTGAGCATTTAATTGATTCAATTCCGCTGCATTCTTCTTTTCTCTCGCTTTTTCAATTGCTACTTCATCGCCAGATTCCAAGGCTTTATTTAGTTCTGTTTGAGCCTCTGTTACTTTTACAACAGCTTGTTCATATTCTGTAAGAGAATCGCCTAGTCCGCCAAAGAAACCGCTTTTATCTATTAAAGCATTATTTATGTTATCTACCGCTTCTTCAATAACCTTAATTTGATCAGGAGTTGCATTTTTAAATTCAGAAGATTTTTTAAACTCATTCAGTTGTGCTTTCACTTTTGTCAACTGATCTTTAGTTATCTTACTCAGATCTCCAAAAATCACCTGCCAATTTATTGTATTTTTCAGTTTATCAAGATTTAGATTAGATAATGCTTCTTCAAATTCTTTTTGAAGAGAAGCAGCTTCTCCAGCTGTTGCTGATTCTTCTATGGCTTTGTTATATTTACGTGCAATAGCCTCTTTTTTCTGCTGAAATGTACCATATTTTATTATATACTCATTCCAATCCTGTTCTTGCTCACTTATTTGGTCTCTGAATTGACGTTTCTTTATATTTCCTATTATGGAATCAAAAGCAGATGTATCAACTTTCACAGAAGATGCATCAAACGTTTTCTTTTTATAGTTATTAGTCTGCTTTTCCCGCAAACTCTCCTGTTCATCAAAGGCCTTTCGCTGAAGCTCGATCTCTGTTCGGATATAATCTTCCCGCTGACGTTCTAAATCCTGTATTTCCTTCTTGTTGTCCAATTCACGTTGTGCACGAATCTTGGCTTCTCCCTCTGCCATAGCGTCAATACGAGACTGGGTAAGTTGATTCTCCAGATCTTGTTCCTTGCGCTTCCTTTCGGTTGCTTGCTTGTCTAATAGTTCGGAGATTTTCTTTTGTTGGTTTACGATGGAGTTATACTCTTTGGCTGTTTTAGAATCCGAATACTTATCTATTTGTTTTTGCGCTTCCTGTATTTGTTTTGTATATTTATTCCATTCCTTTGAATTTTCTTTAGAAGAGTCTAAAGCAGCGCGGGCATCTTCGGCTTCTTTCTTCTTCCCTTCCCAATATTTTTTATTGTAGACAGTAGGCTTATCAGCATCCTTTTTAGCTTGTTCGTCTGCTTTCTCAAAATCATCTAAAGCTTTAGTATAAATTTCAAGTTCTTTTCTTGCAGCAGATAAATCTTCTTTCAATGCTCCCGTATACCCCCCTCTATTATCAGTTTTAATTATACTGTTTTCCAGACCTTGTATTTTTTGTTGAGACATTACAACCTTAGTCTTTAAACCAATACGTTGCCGCCTTAAAAGTTCATCGGTCTCAAGTTTTATAAGCTCCGCATTTGTTTTTCGTTTTGCAGTTTCCCAATCCATATTTTGGAACACTTCAGGCATTAAACGCTGCAATTGGCGATATGCAATAAAACGTTCTTCTATAGATTTGGATTCATTACTTAAAATATTTGACAGTTCACTCGCTTTATTTTTTAACCCTTCATAATAACCTTCTTGCGCTTCAAGTGCTTCGTTTGTTTTGCGAACAGCTCTTTCTGTTTCAGTCTCTGCTGTGGCAAGTTTATAAATGCCATAAGCCAATCCAGCAATAGCAGCTGCAGCCAATACATACGGATTCTTTAGCATTGATAAATTCAAAGCGTCTTGAGCTTTTTTAGTTAAGACTAACCATCCATAGTGAACAGCTTCTTTGGTTGTCAAAGCTGTAATCCCTGATGCTTGTAAAGCTTGCAAAGAACTAGTAACCATTAGGGCGGTGCGATATGCTCCATAGGTTCCTACGATTTCTAACAGTACTCGTCCCACTTTCTCATAGTTTTCAACTAGATAGGAAACTCCAGATAAAGCATCGTTAATGATACCTTCATTGGCTTTTCCTATTTCATTAAACATGGTAGCAATAGCATCCTCAATATTAGAGATTTGCCCAGTAATTGTCTTTGACTGTTCTTGCATAAGATTGTAGAACATTCCGCCTTCATTAGTAAGTGACATGATAACCTTTTGAACTTCCGGGAAACCAACCTTTCCGGCTTCAACAAGTCCCTTAACTTCATTTTCCGCAACATTAAATTGCTTTGCTAGTTCGCGAATCATAGGTATACCACGGCCAGTAAACTGATTGAGGTCTTGGGTATATAAACGACCTTGGGTCATTGTAGTACCATAAAGATAAACGATATCTCCAAGAGGTTGGGATAAACCGGCAGCAATATTACCCAAACGTATCAAATCGTCATTAACATTTTCTACATTTTCCCCATAAGCAAGGAGTTGTTTAGCTCCATTAGCAACTCCCTGTAAATCAAATGGTGTAGTAGCCGCAGTCTTTACCAGTTGTTGCATAAGAGCATTTGCTTTTTCTTCACTGCCTAACATCGTCTTAAATGCGACTTCCAACTGTTGAAACTCACCGCGAACTTGAGCAATATTTGAAATCAACTCTTTCGCTGTAAATCCTGCTCCAAAAGCAGCAGCAGCTTTAGTCATACGGTTAAATAGATCTTCAATACTTAACCCACTTTGTTCTATTTGTTTAGAAGTGTTTCTTACTCCATTCTCACATTCATGTAATTTGCGTATGAAGTTGGAGTTATCGCCAGTGATATCAAAGTGTAATCCAGCCATAAGTCTTTTCGATAGAAATAGTTCCGTGCAACATTACACGGCAATACAAAGATAACAAAAATGACGCAGTTAGTGCCACTATTATAAGAAAAACATATTTAATACATTATTTTTTTATCTTTAATTTTGTTTGTATTGTTATATAAAATATATTTGTACAAACGTTATTGTAAAACTGTAAAAATATGGATTTCAAGGATCAAATTTTACAACTGTCAGACCGCATAAAAAAACAAAAAGATAGCATATCTACAGAAGAAGCCACAAAAAATGCTTTCATAATGCCATTGATAGCTTCTTTAGGTTATGACGTCTTTAATCCTTTCGAAGTTGTTCCGGAAATGGACTGTGACTTAATCAAAAAGAAGGGAGAAAAGATTGACTATGCTATAATGAAGGACAAAAACCCGATACTTCTTATAGAGTGTAAGCATTGCAAACAAGACTTGAATCTGCATGACACCCAACTACAAAAATATTTCGTAGCCTCTAAGTCTCGCTTTGGAGTCCTCACCAATGGCATAGAATACCGTTTCTATACCGATTTGGAGAAGGTTAACATTATGGATGAAAGGCCATTCTTAGTTGTAAATATGCTAGATCTGTCTGATGCAGACATAGAACAGCTGAAAAAATTCCACAAATCTTATTACAATGAAAACAATGTACTTAGCACAGCAAATGAATTAAAATACACAACGGAGATAAAGGAAATTTTCAACAAAGAAATACAATCTCCTACATCTGATTTTGTTAGATTCTTTGCAAAACAAATATACACAACCGGGCAAATCACACAAAAGGTAGTTGAAATGTTCACCCCGCTTGTAAAAAAGTCAATGTCTATGGTAATAAATGATATCATAGCTGAAAGGCTTAATACAGCAATGAAAAATGACGAACAGGTTGAAGACACAACTAATATTTCTAGTAATTTACCTAATTCTCCCAAAGAAAATACAGAAAACAAACTACCTGAAGGGATAGTTTATATGGATAAAGAAGCAGGGATTATCACCACACAAGAGGAAATGGATGCTTATAATATCGTGAGAAGCATACTTAGGCGTAGTGTAGACGCTTCACGGATTACATATAAAGACTATAAGACTTATTTCGTTATAAGTTTAGACAACAGTCAATGGTATTGGATATGTCGTATTTCTATTGGAGCAAGAAAGAAGCAAATAGGAATACCAGTAAACAAATACAAAAGCTGCGACTGGATTCAGATTGATAGCATAGATGATATATTCAAATATGCGGATAGACTTGAAGAATCAATTAAAATGGCAATAGAAAAGTTGTAAAAATAAAAACTCAATAATTATGAAGAAGAATATTTTATTATTACTGGCGGTGTTTATTTATTCAATAATGGGATTTGCTCAAGAAAAGAAAGAAGTTATCATTAAAGCTGGTACTGTTGTTCCTTTGGAAGCCATAAGTAATGTTAGAGCCTCTCAAGTACATGAAGGGCAGAATATCGATTTTAAAGTTTCTAGGGATGTTATTGTAGATAAAATAGTAGCTATTCCTGCTGGAACTATAGCTAAGGGAATAGTATATGAAGCAAAAAGATCGTCATGGTTTGGAACTAAAGGAAGATTAGGTATTAAACTACGTTATTTAACTCTTTCATCCGGAGATAATGTAAACTTCTCATCTTCTGAAGTTTATATTACTGGGAAAAATCGTACTCCTCTATCAGTAGTAATCTTTTGTTTCACATGTCTTCCTCTTCCTTGTGGATCTAAAGCTGAAATGAAAATTGGTTATGAGTTTGATGCATCAGTAGCTAACAATACTACAATAACTTTAGAGTAATTATTAAAAAATTGTTCAGTTTTACCTATAAATCACGAGGATTTTTGTATAACCCCCGTGATTTTTTTATCCCTAATTTTTAAAATTGTTCTATTCTTCGTATTTAATCCCATCTCATAGCTTTTATCTTTTCCATGTTTTTCGGATCGTCTGCATTGACAAATGTCCTGTCATTGGAAATACGGGCTTCTTTCTTTTCTTCGTCAGTAAGATATACGGAAGTAATAGCATCTGCCATCAACATTTGAAGAAATGAAAAACTAATTTCCCATACAATCTGCTGTGGAGTCATGTTGAGTTTTTCACATGCTGGTAATATTAGAGAACCAAATACGCTTTTACCGCCAAAAGTGATGGAATTGCCTTTCTTGTTTTTTATCATTGAAACTTTAGCTAGTTCTTTACGTTCCCGGTCAATTCCGAAATATTTGATAAACTCATCCGTGTTATCTTTAGTAAGAACCATAACAAGAAGTTGCGCCATTTCTTCATTTGAAAGATTTTTCCTCAAAAACTGGCATCTACTATTTACAATTCTGTTATTAAATAGTTCTTCTTTCTTGTTGAGCGTATGGTAAGATAATAGCTGGCAAACAGTCTCTTTTTTTTCTTGGCATAATCTTAATGCTTCCATATATGGGTTTGCTTTAATAATATCAGCCTTCATATCAAGGCTTTCAATGAGCCTTGAAAGTAGATATGTTTTACCTAATGTTATTGGATATAGATAAAAATGTCGCTTATTAACCCGAAAACCGTATGGCCTTTCCATTATGGTATCAGCAATATTCATTTCTATTATTTTTCGATCTTCAATCATATACTATTACCTTTTAGAAAACAAATTGGCTATCTTCACAGACCACCAATTTCAGATTTGAACAAAAAGACCTAGAGCGGACTGATGGACCTGCACCATCCCCTTCACTCTGGTAGAGCGACGCACGCCTGTGTGTGCTTAATCCGCAAGTGTGCATCTATAAAGCAGATGCACAAAGGTTTAAACTATATCTATTGTAAATTATCCGCCTATGCCGGAATTGGGGGCGACTTCAAACTTGTCTCCATCACCATCTTCGTCGTCCGGGTCACACTCTATTTTTGTAATAGATGATCCTGTTGTAGGAGTAACAATAATTTTACCCCATTGAACTTGTTTCTTTTCAGCGGCATATTTTAAAGCGTCAAATGTATATGCCCACACACCACCATCTGCACTAGTAAACGTATCTTCAACTGACACTGTTGTCTTTTCCATACAAAATCCAGGAACTTCGGGATCTTCCGGTTGTAGTGCAACAGCATAATTGTGAGCAACTACGCCATCACTGTCGTTGATAGGTCTTTTGCGGCCTTTTGCTGCACGTATGTTGAGTACAAGGGCATAGGTGTTTTTACCATACTTGACATCTTCATTTTCTCCACCTTCAATTTTGGCTTCTTGTTTGTCGCCTTTTGTTGTTGTCAACTGTGTGGAATCTTCCACGGGTGTAGGAAGCTCTTCCCATTTGGGCGAAGAAGCATCCAAGTCTTTTACGAAAATTCGGGGTTTACCCCATCCGATTACTGCCATAGTTCTATATCACTTAATATAGTTAATACTTATTCGTTATTTATCTCAATGTACAGTTTGTTATTAATGAAATGTTCTGTATGTCCGTCCTCAAAAGGTGTATTTGTAGGACTGGTTTTTTGGCTACATTTTGATAGGATTGTGTGGTATTCATCTTTTCGTATGGAGATAAGGAATTTGCATAATTCACACAGCTTACCTACGCGTAGAGTATCTTTTTCCCACGCCTTTGTTTCCGAATTCCATAGATCACGGACATACACATTGACATTAACATAAGCTCTTTGGATTTGGCCACATCCTTCATTGGCAAGTACAGATATAACAATATCCTCTTTGTCTGACTTGTTTGGTCTTCCTCTATCACTTAATTTGCCAGTAACATTCCTTTCAAGGTCTGTGCCCTTAATTTTGTGATAGACAAACTTAGCTATTTCAATGTCCGATTTCATTTAGCAATCTGTCTTTTTAGTTTCTCAAGCATCTTGGGAACCTGGTCTATTGCCCATAATTCCGTTGATGCAAGTACGTCCTTATTATCCTTCCTTTCCACATATTCAGCATAGTTCATTCCAGCAACTATAACAAGTACATAGTCACTGGAATACCTCTTAACAAGTTCCTCTGCCAACTTTTTACCTACAGTTACGCCTTCCGAGCCTTGCTTTATCTGATTAAAGTCCGAGTATTGGATAATACTACCGTTATAAGCTATTACATAGCCAACTGAGCTGCGCAGGTTACCGGACTGGTCGTACCAACTTTTATTACCGCCTCTATTACGTACTCTTGAAACGCATTGTTCCCCAAGGTAAGACAAAGCGCGTATTGTTAGCCTTTCAACCCGATTTGCTTCTTTCATAAGAACCTTATGAATTTCATCCAGCTTGGTAGTCATTCTTATGCCCATAATACTAAACCCAAATTTTGCACTGAAGTTGGTAACGATGGAAACCTTTTACTTCAAATTCCCTTTCAATTCCTCCGAGAAGACTTATCTTAACCCTGTCACCAATAGTAAAGGTTTGACAATTGCTTGGAAGACATACCGTATATGAATAGCTTCTTACAACACCATCCTCAAACTCTCTTTCTTCCGCCTTCCCAGAAGGCACGGCATCACAAGGAATTGAGCCTTTCCATTCAGATGAACCTGGATGATAATTTCCATTTTCATCTTCATAGCCAGGAACAGCTACTAAGTATTGTAAACGGTGTGGATTTCTATTTATTACTGCCATACTACAACAAACAATCTCCTACATATACCATTGGTTTTGCCTCCAGTTCTACCGAAGGCTCACCAATAGTATTGTAGATGGAGTTAACACGTAATAATATACGTTCTTTATCTTTATCGGACAAAGCCCCAAAGGACTTGTCTGCCTCAGAGAAATTGATAGCCTGAATCAAAGACCAAAGACAATCAGCCAATGCACCCTGATATTCGTTAGAATGAGCTATATCACAGCTAAACTCATCGTATCCATTGAGTTTACGTTTGATCATTACATTCTCTACAAAACCCATTGGAATAGGATAATGTATTTCGTCTATGAGAGCTTGCTGAATTGTCTTCATTGCTTACTATGCTTTATGAGATTCAACGGCCTTTTTCAATGCTTCTTCGTCTGCATCGTTCAATCTGTTGACTGCTGCAATGAGCTTCTCGTCAGAAACAGTAGAAGTCAGATTCTTGCCTGCAATCTTGTTATATTCCGTCACAAACTCCGGCTTTTTGTAAGTTGCCCCCCAGATTGTAATCTTAACGTCAGAAGTATCTTTTTCTTCTTCTGTGGTATTTACCTCTTGAGCTTCTAGAATATCCAAAGAGTAGATTTGATCTACATTTTCGATAACCGGTAAGCAAATAGCCTGTCCGTTTGTAAATTCCTGTAACGGATCTGTCTTAGAGTAACGGCTAATCAACTTGTATTCATCAACGGTAGTATATTCAACTCCATTAACAGGATTAGTCGCTTCAGCCAAAGTTCCCCATACAAAAGAACCTACATTATCAGCAGAAGGGAGAAATATCAATTTATTCGCATTCCACGGTTTATAAGATACCCTTTTACCGTTCTTTTCATAAGTTACTGAACGGTCAATTTTCAGGAATGAGATACCGTTATATTGGTCAGAGAACGCTTCATCAAATAATGTAGAAGTAGGTACAGGCAGCTTAGTATCATTATCAAAGGTTTGACCTCGATAATTTGCAGCTAGTTCTTTAGCCCATTGAGACTGACGCATTTTGTTATATGTAGATAAAGCCAGCATAATAACTGAAATACTGTTATCATCATCGTTAGCTTTACTTATAACTCTTTCAATATCATCTCCTGTAACTTCACCAGTAGTAACAACACCAAAGCTATGTTCTGGCAAATAACCATAATCAATACGAAGACCTATACCAGTATTTTTATCATCATCACCCTCAACAATGATGATGCCATCGGAGAGTCCTGTAAGGAAATTTGCTTCATTTCTCTCATCAATACCAATAGAGCAAGCCGTTCCATCGTCTAACATGCGAGTGATTATGCGGTTAAGGACAGATTTCTTAGCTGCATCCGTGCTGGCATTGGATAAATGAGCTCTCATAATGTTGATGGCATTAATTTGAGTCTCTCTTAGAATCTTTTTAATTCCGATCTTAGGCAATTCCCCGTTTGACCGTGCGATAGAATCTCGCTTTTTAGGTGAAAGCGGAGAGTCCATAGCTACCATATCAGCAGCTACATATGTAGTATTAGCAGATGTGCCTTCCCATTTTTGATCAGGAGAATATACCTTAGTAAGCATCGTTTTGTGAAGATAGGTCAAATTCTTGTTTGTTCCATTGATCTTTTCTTTCACATATAGACTCAATTTAGGCCATATTCTTCTTACAAATTCAATAAATAATGATTCATTCATCTTTCACCTCCTTTTAATCGTGTAAAAAAGTTAGTTGTGGCAATGCCGTTTTTAATGCAGCCTTGATGCTGTCAATAGGATAAGGACTTGCCACGTCATTCACTTCGCCAGCATACATGATACCAACGAATGGTTTGTCGGCAGGCTTGGAACAAACAACAACACCAACATATTCATGATTTCCTGGCAATGATTCGTAGGCTGTACCTGCTGAATTAACAGGCATTGGCTTATAAGTATCGTTTTCTGTATTGCGGATAACAATGTGCCCAGCTTTGATCACAGACTGTTTAAATCCAGTCATATCTAGCGTCCGACCATTCATAATTCCGCCTAAATAGTTACGAATAACAATCGAATCCATTCCGGTTAAGATTGTTTCTTGTTCGTTTACTAAATCAGCTTTTGCGCCCATTTTTAATTTGCTTTTGATTAAAGACCATTAGCTATTGCTATGACCTCTTCATCGGTTAATAATTCATCTTTTTTTTGCTTCTTACTTCCTGCACCTGGAGGATTACCTAAACTAGAAAGTCCCGCGTCGGCACGCTCCTGGTTGTAAGATCTCAAATCTTCCTCAACTTCGGAATAGAATTCTTCAAACTCTTCATCGTTCTCAAACTTCATCTTATTGAAGGATTTCAAGGTACGAGTGCCGAATGTACCAGCGTCTTTCAATAAGGATTCAAGCTTTTCTTTACGTGTAGTGGTAACTTTTTCACCTTTCAATGCTGCGATTTCGTCATTCAGTGTTTGTACTGTCTGAACCAAACCTTTAGCCCATTCCGGAGTATCATCATTCTTTCCTCTGTTTTTGGGATTTTTGGTATTTGAACCTGTTTGACGTCTTTGATTGTTCGAAGATCCGTCGTCGTCATCATCGTCATCGTTGTCGTCGTCATCTGTTTCAGGGTGATTTTTCTTCCATTCATCAAGCAAGCGATTGGCCTGTGACTGGCCGAAAGGTAAGTAACGTAGTGCAGCTTCAATCTCTTTATCGATTTCGGCATTTACGTCTTCATCTGAGGCATCTTCTGCGGAGGTAAGGTTATCGGCAATCTGAGCAGCGATACCCTTTAGCTCCTTTTGACTGAACCCCAACGCCTTCGTTTTAGGTTTCAGTTTCAAAAAAACTTGCTGTTTTCTGTCCATTGTACAATGTTTTAGTTACTAAAATAGCCTGCATAGCACGTATACCAGCAGACTATTCGCTAGAACTTTACTAAACATTAGAGCAATGAGTCTTTACGACAAGTTCTGTGGCGTACGTCTTCATACGCATCTGATACAAAGGTAATAAAAGTGACATTAAAAATGCCACTTTTCATGTTAAACTATCATAATAAACTCACGAACAGCAGTAATCTTGTACCTTGTGCCGTGAAACTAAGTGTAATTGCATCTCAGTGGTTATTATTTAAGATATAACGGGTTATCCTTTAAAAAATATGGCAAAGTGCCTTTCTTCTTTGCGTCTACTATGCGTTTCGAATTTGTGCCAACCCACTGTTTGAATGCATCCGGCACATCCTTGACTTCATTCACGCTTTCAGTTGTGGAATCACTACGCCCATCCCATTCCCAGAATTCTTCTTCTGTTTTGAGGATAGGAACTTTATAACATAAGTCATTCGGGTGCCATCCTGTCCATGTGAAATCTTTTGGATATTTACCTGCAAGAGTATCACAAATGTCTCCATGAGGCATACGACTATGATGTGATGAGCTCAATTTTATTTCGTATCCTACGACAAAATCCATCTGCTTCCAACGTTCATTTTCGGCTGTTCTATAAGCCATGTTTATTTCTGAACGGGCTAAACGAATAGATCTGTACTCACAATCTTGTATATGTTCCGCACTTCCATATTTGCTTTTATAATCTTTTTGCAGTGATGGAAAATTAAGTAAATACTTGCTTATTTGCTTACTCAACGTAACAGCACTAGTTCCTTTTTTAATAGCGCATGAGATTGCAGCCTCCAATTCTTCTTTGTAGATCATAGATTGCTGCCAAAGTTTTGCAGATATATTGAGCCCTTTATCTTTTCGACTCTGGAATGCTTTCAGAGCATCTGAATTTGTTTGATACAAGACTTTATATTTCTCTCTATCAACTTGTGCGTTATATGCTTTTAATACTCTGTTTGCTATCAAATCCTGTGCTTCATTACTATTTTTCCATTCTTCGGTCGTACCGCGATAGATAATTGCGTTTATATCTTCTACGAAATGTCTTTGTATGTCGTCAATTTGTTTTTTAGTTTGAGGATAGTCAGACCATTTAAACGGTTTATCACTATCGGAGGAATATTGAGTGCGTGAAACAGCCTTGGCTGCTTCCAAATTCAGTGTATCGTATATTTGCTCAACGAGGGATACATATCTGCTTAATCTCTCGTTGAGTTCTTGATACTTCTTTTTCTGATTTGGAATCTTAGGCTTTGCCATTATTTCATATACTTTTTATCTTTGCTGTCTGTGGATATAGATGATGTTTTACAATAATCTTACCATAGATCGGACAATCTTGAACCACATATTCCACTGTAATGACTTTTGCATGTTTTTTCATATTTATTCCTCCAAAATTCTATCAGGTGCCGGCATTTCCAATAACCGAATAGCTTTAATTGTTTCCTTACCCTCTAATATAGCTTTGCATAAACGATGATAGCCATCAGCAATTTGACCTACTTCATCAAGAATAATAGGGTATTTAAGAGAACATTGATTCACTCTTTTGCATTGGAAAATGAAACTATGAAGCTGATTACACTCAAATGGCTCAGCGGTAAGGTCTATATTCCATAGTGGCATATTAAGCACTGGGTATTCTTTTGCTTTTGCAAAGTCGTAGAGTGTTTGGGCTTTCCAAATCTTATTTCCACGATGATATTCACTTTCAGCAAAAGTTATATTATCTATTGGAACTTTCATACTATTCTTTCTTGATATATACTTTGATTTCACCGGTAACATGAAGTGCGTCACCGACTTTTTCAACATAATATTCTATCAACCCTCTTTGAATGATAGAGTTTATAATCGATTGGCGGACTTCATTTTTTACTTCTTTGATAAGCATTTCATCTGATTTCCGATTAGACCAACCTTCGTCAAGTTTCATCTTCTTACGATAATCCTTGATTTCTTTTTTAGTACGGACAAGACAGATGCCTAACTTCTTGGCTTCGTAATTATCAATCCTTTCAATACTCCTCAATCGTTCTTGTGGATTGATCTTCTCTGCCAATCTAATAAGCCAATTTGATATTCTTTTCTTCATTATATTTAATTTAAGCCAGCTGCACAAACATATACTTACGCAGTCTAAACCTTTTCTACAACTTGGCAGATAGGCTATAAACCTTCATCTTCATAAGCCATTTTTGCACTCATGACGCCTACCTCACTTACTATTTTGACGGACAGCCCCTTTTGTACGTCAAGCTCAAAAATAACATTGTCATTAAATTGAGTGGAAGAGTATTGGTACAATAGTGCATACTCCATTCCTTCTATCTTTGCGTATATAATAAGCGTCCCATTTTTTTCTCTGTCTATCTGTATTGCACATTTACCAACAGAAATAAATTCACAGGAATAACCCTGTTTTTCTTTACTAAATTTTAGTACATCAGTTTTTGCCATAATATTTATATTTTAGATTGTTATTCCGATTGTTCGAATATATTGCTTATCCTGCTTTTGGAAGCCTCTGCATCTTCTTTTTGAATTTGGGAAAGAGTTTCTTGTGGATCAGTAGAGATACCTAAGTTTTTGATGGCTTCTAATTGGCTGACAACTGCCTTTCCGCCACTTGCCGTAACCCACTTTTCTATTTCTGACTTTTCATCATTTTGAATAAACGGAGTTATGACATGCTCAACCTCAACATTATCTACTTCATCTTTCCAAGAAACATTCATCATTTTCAAGAAAGCTCTGATTACGCTACATTCACGTTCAAACGTTTCTATCCATGCACCACTTTCATCTCCAACCTTTAAATGAGCGTCAGTAAGTAAAGTCTGCCTTGCATCAAATCCAATATTGCCAAGAGACTTCATGTTTTCAAAGGAAATATCCGGCATTTGGGATTGTGACCAGAACAGTTTAACAAGAGTATCTACATGGTATTTTAACGCCTCGATAGATTGTGCCCATGAAACATAGGACACATCCCCGTTTTGTTCTACGCGGTAAACTCTACGGCTTTCTCCTTTATCTTCTCCTCCTTTCATGCCACCAGCTATTTTTAGGATAGGAGCGGAATTATATGCGATGACATCGCTATTACGTGACAGAGTATATTCGATTTCTTTTCTGATATAGGAAAGACCGTGATAAATGGGAACAGGACGATAGGTGTAGACTCCAGGGATTTTCATAATAACGACCGGTTCTAATTTTACTAATTCCCAGCCGTTTCCCTGTTGTTTCCATTTATAATGGATGTTTGACGTGTATGTTTCAAAGAAAGTAACTTCTTCATTTTTCACCTTTCTAGTGTACTCAAAAGACATTGCGATCATATCACCAAGTTCATCAAGTAAAGGATATAACCTAACACCGTCCATTGGTGAATAAGTTTTGCATTTTAGCTTATATTTACTTTTAAAGCCATATAGAGTGTTGGGACTCTCAACCGTGTACCAAATGGTGAACACTTCACATGAAGCAAAGTAAGCATTGCCTCGCTTAATATTTTCACTATCAATACGAGCATACTTATATATCGCTTCAATTGCTTTCGCAATACTTTGGCGGGTTTCATTATCTTCTATGTTATGATATACACGTTTAACCGGAATAGCGAACATGAATTCAGTCATTCGCTTGGTGAGAAGTTTTTCAAGTCCTATATAGATACGCGAAGCTCTCTCTGTATCTCCATTAGAACGGACTTTGTCTTTACGAGTAACTGTGTCAGATACAATCTCATGCTCTGTAGGTTCGTAGTCTTTGAGAAGTTTATCCCATGATGGGACTGTTACAGACTTTTCTTTCAAATCGTTGATAATATTATCAACGGGCCGAGTATTGTCTAAGATAGCGGTAATTTCGTCCATAGGCTGTTCCGTACTTCTTCATACGGTGATTAGTTGAACATATATAAATACTCCCCCCAAAAACCGGATAGCACAATACGCACTATCCGGAAACGTGAAGGAGCACGTTAGCATCAAATGCTACGGTGCAAATATAATAAAAGTGACTATAATAATGCCACATTTAAGTAACTTTATTTTTATCTAATGCTTAGATACCTTTTTCACAAACTCACCACATGCTTTTAAGGCATCAGATAATTGCTTTAAATCATAATCATCTTGTATCTCAATAGTATACTTTGGAAATTTATTACGAATAAGCAATAATCTATCATTTTTATCATCTTGCCGAAACTCAAATACTGGTGTAGGCAAAGCTATCGAATACCAATGGGAAAACATATAGTCGCCCATCTCTGCCATGATGTGCGCTATTTCGTTGGCACAATTCGAGTTGTTCGCATACTTGCTATCATCAAGAATGGTAATCCTTTGAGTTTCGTTGAACTCGTGTTCTTTAAACTTACATACTATCAAGTTCTCTATATCAGTCAAGACCCACCAGTTTGGCAGGTCTTGACTATGTTCTAATTTAAATCTGTTGGTCATATTATTTATCTTCTATTGAATAATCGCCACTTGCAGCAGGCGCAAACTTATCTACGATTGTTCCAATTCTTAAAGCATCTTCATCTGAGATTTCAATTTGCATATCTTCATTACAAATCATTTCAATACTGTTACTTTCAAATATCTCAAGTAATTCACTGTTATTGCAATATAATATTTTCATATTCTTTGCCCGTCATGCCGATAGCACAGCTTATAAGATTAATTATTATTCTACTTCTTCTGCTTCAATCACATAGCTTCTTCCATCCCAATCGAAAGATCGGGTACCATCACTGAATGTAGGTGTAGCACCATCCACATACTTGCGTGAACGGATAACGGCAATACCCCAGTTGGCGGCGTATCCTATTTCTTCGTTGTCGGCATACTTTTCATTGAACATATCAAGAAGCATCTTATAAGCCTCTTTTAGAGTCAATTCTCTTTTAACGATTATTTCTGTCCTACCATTAAATTGGATGTCTCTGTTGGCAATGTAGCCATTTGTTTTTGCGATGATTCTGTAAGTTGCCATAATAAAAACAGTTTCTACGTGTGTCTCACGCCCGTACGATGGGTATTAATTAGTTCTTTTATATATGTAAATATAGTAATATTATTTGGATTGACAAAGTATTTACGATTATTTTTTTATCATTTCTTGGATAAATTCAATCTTTCTTCACTCGTATAAGCTACTGCAAGACTTGTTTTATCATACCGTATCGTGACATACCTTTTGTCTATGGTATAGAAGTCGTACATAGTACATAACTTACCCAACACTTTGCCAGTTGCTTCATCAGTGGGGATTCGGGGCTAATCATTAAAACTAAATCTGCTTTCATAATCGTGTATATTATGATATCCAGAAATCTGTTGGATTAATTACATTAAAAGACTTGAATTGAGACCAAACCTAAAAACTAAAGCGTTGTTTATCTCTCGATCGGTAGGATTGTGATCAAACTCTTTGACGAAATCATTATATCTACCTCTTATAATGTACCTATCTGTTAGTATCTCTTGTCCTTGTCTGTCCACTAATGTACCAATCGGATGAAAAGAACAACTATCAAAATAATGATCGTCTTTATTATAGTCGCCTGTTAGCTTCATATAGATGCCGTTTACTCTTTGGCAAAAAACTGCTTGTGTTTCTTTCTTGTTCATAATCTTCTATATTGCGCAGGGATTTTGCCCTGCTGGTTAAACTTATCTTTTATCTATTACCAAATAATGGTCTGCTAAACACTTTACCCACTGTATTCTGTATTTCTTTGAAGCACATCTAAATTCAATGTCTCTTATAGCAGAAAGGATGTCAGACACGTTCTCATTATAATATTTCGCAAGTATAGTTAGTACGTGATAGCTTTCTTGTGGTGTAAAGTGCAAAGAACTTCTATATCTCTTTGCTGTCTCATATACTCTCTTTGAGAATGATTCAATAGTTTCAAAATCTTCTTTTCTATAATTGAAGAGGTCTGTTGCTTTCATTGCTCTTATATTTTAATTGTTAGTAATATTGGTTTCTTTTAGTATTGTAAAGATACTCATTATCAATGAATTAGCCAAATATTTACACAATTATTTTAGTCATAAAACACTCATAACCAAAGATTTAACTTTTGCTATAAACAAAAATGGCGCCGACTTTCACAAGCCAGCGCACATAAGAGCAATGAAAACACAAAAGAAGTGTTTTCGGCTACAAAGGTACTAAAAGAAACACAACTACAAAAAATCTTTGAGCAGCTCTTCATCGCTAATAAAGCTGTAATCCCTAGGATAGAATGTATTCGCTAATGCATCCATATAGTCAGGAGAACGCTTGATACGTTTTTTGATGTCTTCTTTAGCCTCAATGATAATCTTTCCATTACTAAGAAACTTCCATTTAGTTTCAGTCGCTTCTTCCATCAACTGATCACATGGAGGTAAAGCTGCACCAAACCCATTTTTAGGATTGAGCCAATCACGCAAAGCCCAATACAAATATGCTCGCATATTGGCAAATTCATATTCTCCGGTAATATCATGCAATCCATCCGCACCTTCTGAATATTTACATGAAAAAGCATTTGTAAATTCTTCCTCCAACAAACGAGAATAGACACCTGCACCCTCTCCTATCGTATCAATAAATGCTTTTGCTCCCTTCTTCTTTAAATATGGTATTGTCATACCTACTACATGCATGTGATCCGCACGTCCAGCAGATTGATGCACTTCAAATTGAGTAATATAGTTTCCATATCTCGGACAAAGCACACTATTGTCTCGTCCCATACCGGCAACGTCAACCCCTAACTTGCAAGATTTAACAGGAATGAAACCGTTTGCTTGTAATTCTTGCCAATTCCTGTTTGCTATCTCTATCCATTCATAAGGTATAAGTACATCTTCAGAAACTTTTGGGAACATACCAAGTACCTTAACTCGAAATAAATCATTAGGTCGGTATAGGCTACCTTCCCATTTGAAATCGCCTTCTCCCTCATTAAAGTCCGTTTGCTGAATGGGAGAGCACCAATTTATTACTTTGTCTTTTACCCATTCATAATCTACTTGACCTGGAATTATAACTTGTTTTTTTACCACATTCTCCGCATTAAGAGAACTAAGCCTAAACTTAGCAAAACGTTCTGATTTCATGGCTCTAGCTGCATATCCAGTAGTAATATTAGGATTAAACACTATGAGCATCCGAGAATTTCCCTGTAAGTTACCTTCTATCGCATTATAAACAATTTCGGATATACCTGATGCCTCCGTGATAACAAACATGGTATTTGCTGCATGAAATCCCGACCATGATTCAGTTGCGTTGTCATCTGCTTTAAATCCTGTCAAAAACCATTCTTCATAATCCGTTCTTATGTCATCAGCAACCAATCTGCCTGGACAACAAAAAGGAAACTTTGCCCTTGCCGCACGAATCAACCTTCTGATTTCAGGAGTCATAATATTTTTCACTTGCCTCCCTGTTGGTGCTGTCATGGCCACCTTGGTATTCCCAACAAGCACACCTTTTTCATTAAATCTAGGAGTAAGATACATAAAACACAACGAAGCACAGGCCGCAACAAAATCTTTTCCACGAGCAGTTCCACTTGCAACAGCAGTCATGGGGTTATGTTGGACAGACTCAATAATAGCTTGCTGCTCACGATCTAATCTTGCGCATAATGCATCACGGACAAATTTATTCCAATCCTTCGACCAATACGCTATAATTTCACTTATGAGTTTCTTTTTTTCATCCTTTGTCACCATTCTTATATGAACTGGTTAATGATTTTAAAGCATCTACCCAATCATCATTAGTAACATTTACATCTTGTTTATCTTTCCATTCATTTGGTCTACGATTTTTTAACCAAAATATTTGTGCTGTTGTATCTCCCGCGACATGCTTTTTCGTTTTCTTTACCACAGTCGTTTGACCAGATCCATCCTCTCCTATTTTCACCTCAGTTGTAGTTTCCTCAATATCATAGCCAATAGCTCGTTTATATAGAGCACTCTCTACCTTCATGTCGGCTTCGTCTTTACCTTCCTTCAACAAATCTATAACTTCAGGATGTTTCTTTAGTATACTTTTGAACGTAGTAAGTCCTATTCCAAGACGCACACATAAACCTTTATTGTCAGCCCCATTCCTACAGTCTGCTATAATAAGATCTTCCTTCCCTTTTATATATTTATCATAAAGAGAAATCTCCATTTTGGGCCTACCTCTCCCTGCCATATTATACCTCCTCTTCTTTCAGTTCAAGCAAAAAGGCTTTGCAAATATCAATCATACGTGCAAAAGCCACCGTATTACTTTTTATATTAAATTTTTTCTTAACCTCTGTAGCTACCTTAATAAATTCTTCATAGGAGCCGACAACTATCGAACTATTTGCAGATATTTTCTGTTTTTCTAGTTCCGCTAGAACAGCTTTGACATCATTGCTCCTGCTTTCAGTAAACAAGAACTTCATTTCGGTAAGCTCTATATCCCCATCATTAATAGAGACCGTGGGAATCTTATCCGTATCAATAAATTGAATGCCGTTAAGACCAGAAAACTCTCTTGCTTCAATAGTGCGCATCTCGCTATAAATCTCCTTAAGCATCTGAGCATCATCTTTGCCTACTAAAGCATTATGACTAAGCACATAGGCAATCTGCTTATCTTTATCAACCTCTTCAATATACAAGATTAGAATATATTCCAACTTAGCTTTAATAGCAGCTTTTAAGCGATGATTTCCCGACAAAATGAGATATTTACCGTCATTTCGTTTCATTGCAAACGGGAGCTGAGATAAAAAACCGTCTTCAGCCACATTTGCTGTTAGTCTATCTAGTGTGCTTTTTTCCATATAGTGAGCATTCTTCTCCAACGGAACACAATCGTTTATAGGGCTTACATATGCTAACTTATATGGAGCAATCAACTTGTTTACATCATCCAGTTTCCCCTGAATAAGATGAACATCTTTCACTTCTTGTATTTTTTCAACCATAATCTATATAAATCCTTTAATGAATCATCTAAAAAATTAGCAGAATACATTAGCTTGCCTTCATCTCGGCGTTCTAAATCAAATACTCCTCTATATTTCATTGAAATTGGGCTTGTTGTGTACACGGTAGTCTTCACTCCATCGTAGTAGTTAGCCATTTTCCGGGCAATCAGCATTCTTACATTATGAGACTTAACAAGCATGATCAATAATTTACTCAATCTCTGAGTATTTGAGTTTACAACAAAATCGCTTTGCATAAAAATCTGCTCAAGAGTAGAAAGTTTTTTGCTAAAAGAAGAAAAACCGAACGCTTTTCCATCAGCCATGAATACCAATCCCAAGTCCCCACCAGTTGTATAGTTAACCTTATTTGCCATGTAAAATGCTTTATAGTAGTTCACATCACTAACTGGGCATATCTTTGCTGATATTTCTGTGCTATCTGTAAATTCATAATCCATTGGCAAAATATGAATACATGATGGCTTTATATTTTTATCACGTTCAATGTAATAATGCTTATCCCGCTTTACACTAGAATAAGTGTATATCGGATTCTTACCAGGCCCCAAGTTTATCTTACCAACAAGGAAGTCGTTTATTTCCTGGAAATATCTATCAGAATAGATGATGTTTTCATCATTCTCAAGAAGACATTTAAACATCACCCCACCTTCTTTGGGGTCAAATACATTATAGGGAGCATGAGCATATCTAAAACTATCTTCTACATAGCTAAACATCTTCTCATATCCTCCTTTATAAGTGGGAGGAAAAGCAATACCTATCCCCTTACCTTTTTTACTTTTTAGGAAGTCAAAAAAATCGCCATAAAAGAAACTGCTTATATTAAAATTCAAAGCACCCTTTTCTAATTTCGATATGGTATTGTGATAATAAATGTCAGCCTGCTCTATAAACGAATTGAACATTTCCTCCTGATAATCATTCTTTCTTTGATGAAAGCCTGATACTCTCATGGCAAACATTACCTGAACAAGATTTTTATATCTTGTATCTTTCCAAGTATCAAAAACCAGACGTAATTCAGGATTTACAACTTCAATATCTGTATTTGTGTCAAGCAGCAGATCAGAAATTAGCTTAGAATATAGGCTTACATCATTGGAATGTACAGTATATCCCATGTTGGACATAATTTTGTCGGTCGTGAAATTACCGGAACATCCGATAAAAACATCTTTCTTTTCTACGCCTTTCATTATATCTTGAAGGAGCAGTTTTACTTCAGGTGGTGTCGTTCCTTGGAACATATCAGTATATTTTACAAGTTATGTATGACTTCATACACTAATTTAGATTTAATGCCCTCCTGGCGTATTCCAGGAAGGCTTAAATACAAAATCAACCATTTCTTCAGCTACTTGCAAGAACACTTATACAGTATATTCGGCTTCTTTTCAGTCGTGTCAGATGGCTATTCCCATCACCCCATAAACTGCACAAGTTTTTATGTTCTTGTTTTTGCTTATCGCTACTATAAGGGTTGAGGACGGACGGGATTTGAACCCGAACTATAAAGGTTAACCGGTATTTATAGCAGACCACACCGCCCATGTGCTGTTTTATTTGTGGTATTAAAAACAGCAAAAACTAACCATGCTCATTTCAATGTTTTTATTGAAGGAATCCGAAAATAGAGCGAAAAACAACGTTCCCCATTGAGAGATAAGCAGGAGTCGAACCTGCACAAGTATCGTCTGCTTTCTCGCTTTCGTCCGTAGATTGGCTATCCTACGATCTTTAAACTACTCAACCTGTTACTAACAGCACCGGTCTTGATGACATCCATTCTTATGTACACTTAGAATTTCCGTTCATTTAGTCTTAGCGCCCTATGACCATTTTATCTCTTAGTGGTGGCAGCAGGATTCGAACCTGCAGGTGGAGTTTTTGCGGCTTTCTGATTTTTAATTCAGTCATTCCTAAGATGTCTCGCAGGTTTCCGGTTTGGTTATTAACGGTTATCCTGGAATTTTGCACCTTACATCTTGATTAGCGTATACCAATTACGCCATACCACCAACAAATTTGCATGTCTTCCCACGCTGTAAGATTGACCGATACCAGAGTAACGCATAAAATCGAACTATGCACATCTACCATAATACCAATCAACCAGCCAGCTTGAACGACATTCGAGCGGAAACAGGGAATCGAACCCCACTCTCTGGCTGGAATGCCAACGCTCTGACCAATGAGCTATTTCCGCAATATGGCTGTCTGTAAAACGTTTATTAGAAAATCCACAGTATCGCCTTGTACTTCGGTTGTTATTTCTATCTTTGAGGTTGAAGTGGGATTCAAACCCACGAATAACGGTTTTGCGGACCGTTGCGTTAATCACTTCGCCATTCAACCTTTTGCTTGTCTATTCCAAGCTGCCAATGGTTTCCGTTTTCAATTGACGTGTGTATCCATAACCATAAAAAGCCTCACACATATCTTTAGAACAAACTTGCTTGTTCATACTTAGGTTCTTTCTTTTCAACAACTCCAAACTCTTTGATTTCAATGCCAGTCTTTTCGGTAAGCCATTTTGCAAGTATGTGGCGATGGCAGAAATCACCTGGTTTCTCATAGCAGCATAGAGCAACATCTTGGCCATCACTTAATGTCTTTATTTGCTCCACCACCTTCTTCGCATCTTGACTTTCAAGAATATTGTTGTATAATCTAAGATACTCATCATGGGAACATGCGGCACTTATCATATACCTTGTTGGAGCCACATTAACCATTTGTGGTACTCCACTAATAAATCTTGGCCGTCCAATAGCTACGCAAATAATTTTAATTCCTGCTTCTTTTAATTTTCGGCTATTACCGAAATAACTTGTGTAAATTTTCATTGCTCTTTTTTTATTTTTATGGTGTAAAGATACAAAATATGACATATAAAGTGTCACTTTTAGTCATAAATTTATCTAATTTGATGATTTTATTGTCTCAACCTTGTTACATTTCATCATATGGTCTGTCTCGTGCCACATGTTGAAGGTATTACCAAGGTAGTACTTGTGAGTTCTTGCTCTGATAGGTTAAAGGAGTAACAAACCAATCTTTATTGCCTTATCCATCCTTTAAATACACTTTTACAATTGTTTTCATTGCTTTTAATACTAAAAATGTGGATCGATATAATGACTTTGGTAATGAAGCATAAGCAAAACACCGCCCTTGTACGCTTGCCCATCTGCCACCCAACATCCATTTCTTCTTTTAGTGAACACCTTTGCGCCACCTTCAAGTTCTGGTAAAATCTTATAATCACCAGCATAGTAGTCAACACATTCCGTCTGGTTAAATGTAACCTCAATCTTGCATGGAGAAATAATTTTGGTAACAGTAGCCGCTCTCCTATCAGAATAGTAACATATAGTACACCCTAACCCTACTTCAGGAATTAAATTTCTGATGGCTTCCGCCTGTTGCCTGTCCCTCTCTTCTCTCCATTCGGAATACTTAACCCCATCTGGACATTTTCTGTTTTCGATTTCTCTAAGGATAGCAAAACTTTCTTTGCTTGTTAATTTCTTCGATATTTTCATTGCTCTTATTGATTAATTTGTTATTTTTGATATGTAAAGATACAAATAATATATTGATTATAAGTATGTTAAGTCTAAAAAAACATAGAATTAAGTTTTATTTAACTATTTCATTATCAAGTACTTTGATGCAATAATAGACTTGCTTTTCTCTATTTCCTTGTCGGTATCAATTCCGAGTTGACGATAGAAAGAGGAATTACCGGAAAGGCTTTCTCTTGCTATTTTCAAGGTTCTTTTTTCTTCTTTGGTAAAGCCTATACGAAAAGTAGAAAAGATTAACAATGCCTCTTTTAAATTACCAGAACGGAACAATAATATCCCCTTACTTGTTTTTGTTTCCATTGTATATAGGTAAATCTTGGTAATATAATATATTTCTGCCACACATAACAAAAAGCCTATTTTCTTTAACATACCAATAATAGTTATACATAGGGTTCCAATTAGGTCGGCTATTCATTTTTGTGCAATATAATTTTGCTTCTTGAATCATAGATTCCCGCAATTCCTTCAATAAACGTATCTCAATATTCATGACTTTTTGTTCAATAAATTATCGTACCTTGCCCCAAATACGTTTGGTGCAAACTTGCAATATGATTCATTGCTTTTATTTTTTATGCAAGACTTTCATCCTGTTGATTAAACCTATACTAAGTGTATCTCTCTTGAAGGAACACCTATCATTGTCCATATTTTACCATCTTTCAAATAATCAACAGAATATTCAGTTTCAAAAGTGCATATATTTGTATAAATGCCGGATATTGTTCCTAAGATATCATCTTTCTTTGTAGTAACAACTACTGATTGTCCTTTCTTAAATTCTTCTTTTTTCATTGCTCTTATATTTTAGCTGTTAGTAATATTGGTTTCTTTTTGCACTGTAAAGATACTCATTTTCAGGTGTTTAACCAAGACAAAACAATCTAAAGCTCCTTTCTTAAACTTAGTTTAACTTATTATTAACCAAGCACCTAGTCTATCAATTTAAATTCATAAACAAAAACATAAGGATTAGATGCAAACATTCCTTTGCCTGAGACTTTATCTATCAGGGCAGAAAAGGCTTCTCTAGGACTTCTTTTCATATCTTGCCAACTAAACATCTCAAATCTGTCTGATAAATCATATTTAAAAAC